TGGTCCTGTAAATAATACTGCACTACTTGCACTTGATGTGACCGGTTTAACATCTGACTTCATAATTTCTCCTTTTAATAAGGAGCTCCGAAGAGCTCCTTATAATTTATTTTATTTTTTTATATTAAAAACAGTATCTTTTTTTGTCTTTTAACTCATTTTCCAAATCTTCAACTTTTTTAGTCAGATCAACAACTTTTTTATAAAGAGCTGAACTTTGACTTAAAGCTAAATCTCTTTGTTGTTCAATTTGATTTATTAAAAATTGAATTTCTGGATCTTTATGTGTTATCATTTTATGATTGGCTTCCTACTACCACCCAAGTTGGTGATGCAAGAGTTCCTGTATTAATATACAAAATCCCTGTAGTTATGTTTACATATAATGAACCTTTTCCAGCAAAGTTAGCACCTGTTGTGCCGTTAGTTGGAACTCCTGCTGCATTCATAAATACAACATCGTTTTCCATTCTGATATTTGCTTTTTTATAAGGTTGAACACTTGAAGGTCCGCCACCATCTAATACTGGATCTTGAATTTTTAAATCAATACCATAATCAAATCCTGAAGCAGCTGTAGTTTGTGCCATCGCAACTCCATAAGCAGCTCTTGCAGTTGTTGTTCCAGAATCACCTTGCATGAATGCCATAACTGCAGCATCACCTGAAAGTGTGTTTGTATTAATTATTCCAAGAACACCTGCCATCAGACCATTATTACTATAAGTTCCAATAACTGCAAAATTTCCAACTGTACCAGCTACATGGTTAAATGTAGTTGTTGGTGTTGTTGCAAAAGGTGCGCCAGATTGAGTTCTACCGAATACACCGTAAGCTTCTCCTGGTGTTACATAAGTTGAACTTCCAAATCCAGTTGTTGGTTGTACTCTTGAATAAAAACCATAAGCACCAGATCCATCATCAACTGATATAACTGTGCCTGTGTTAATATTTACAGGTGTTAAGACATTACTTCCTTGACTTCCACCTTGATATCCAGATCTTACTGGACCACTAAACGTTGTTTTTGCCATAGCTTTATTCTCCTAGTTATTCCAATACCGTCTCTAGGCCGTCGACTATACGCGTCGATATCAGAAATTAATGTATAGTAATTTTATTATAAATGAAAAAGGGGCCAGTGTAAACACCAGCCCCTTCTTTGATTGTCAAACCTAACTATTATGATGTAGGTAAATTTCCGTTACCGAATACACATCTAGGATCAGAATAGCCGAAGCTGTATCTTTCTCTAGCTTTGAATCGTACGTTACCAGTATCAAAATCTCCTTCAAGAGCTGTTCTTAATGGAGCTCTTTCGAAGTGTTTGAAACCGTTAGGAATATCAGTCAGAATGAAGAATGAATCAGTATCTGTTAAGAAGTGATTTACTCTGTATCCTTGTGGTAACATTCCCATATTACCAATAGCGTTGATATCGTTATCCGCTGTACCCACTCTTAAAGGTGATTTAAGAATTCTCTCAGCAGTAAATTGTAATTCTTTTGGAATTATCATTTTAGTACCTTGAACTGCAATTCTTAATCCTCTCTCATCTACGAAACCAGCTATATCAATCAAAGATTGTTCTAGTGAAGTTTCATTCAAATCAGCAGCTGTTGCTAATCTGTTAGAGAAAGTATTACCATTTGCTAATGGGTGAGAAGTTGAAATAAGAGGAACGCCATCACCACCAGTTACAGTTGTAAACTGAGCTTGGTTAAGCACAGCCGCAGCTTTAACTTGTTTAGTGTTTGACATTGATCTTGCCAACGCTCTCGTGTAACGACCAGCTAGTCTATCGTATAAGTTATCTTCAATAGCTTCTTCTGTAATAGCAAAAGCTAATGCGATAGTCTCATGCGTGTATCTCGCAGTGTAAGCTTCGTTTGCTTGGTCAAATACAACCGCAGCACCTTCTTGCTTAACTGGAGCACTAGCGAAACCTGATAACATAACTTCTTCTTCAAACGCTCTGTCTGAAGTTTCAGTCATATAGATTTCTGCGTGTTCGTTTTCGTATCTAGAGTACTCAAGTCCGAATAAAGCATTCAAACCTGGTTCTAGCTCTTTTGTTAACTGTTGTCTTGAGATAGCCATAATTTGTCTCCTTTATATACCTGCCGTACCACTTCTAAAGAAGTGATTGTTGATTCTTACTAATACATTAACACCAGATGTTGAAGTATCAGAATCAGTTGCACCTTCTTGGATATCAATTGCTTGAACCGCAAAAGTTGTAGTGATTCCTGACACACTAACATCTAATTGTTTTTCAGAAATACCAGTTAAAGTATTTCCTGAAACGTTTGTTAATGAGTAGTTCTTAAATAGATCTGCTCTTGTAAAAGCAGCATCCGCATCTACTAAAAAAACTGTATTCGGATCATCTACTACGAATGCAGTAATTCCTGCAGCCGCAATACTTCCCGGATAGTTGTTTCTAAAAGTAGGCTTTTGTGTTGTTGGATCGTTATAGAACACACCATTGAACACACCAATAATTCGATCAGATGTATTTGATCTAGCCAACGTTACGTTACCCGCAGTCGTTGGTTTTACTGGATCGCCCTGAAATATAGCAGTAGATAAATTGTTTGCTACTGTATATCTGTTCTGAGCGTTATTCCATGGAGCTCCATTAATTGATCTGTACGGTCTTAGACCGAACTTTTCATTTACGTTTGCCATAGTTTTTTCTCCGTTTTTATTTTTAGTTACGATGGTATAACAAAAAAATTATTTTTTTCGTCCACCACCAAAAGTTACACGTGATTGTCTATTAATATTAATAGGCATTCCCGGATTCTGTTCCTTCATGAGATCATTATCTACAGCGGTCATTTGGTCTTGAGTAACTCTTGCGAAATACTCAGCGCGTGATTTTGCAATCTCTAATGGTATCCTTGCCAGAACAAGGCCACCAACCCCAATGTACCCAGCATAACGATGTGATTTGTCATACACAGGATAGTTGTGAGATCCACTTTCAACTTCTTCAGATTTAACTAGTTCATAGCCTTCTCTAAGTCGTTTACTCATATTTGCAGTATCTTGAAATCCTGCAATTTCGTATCTTAACCATCTATGTACAAATCCATCCTTAGGCTTTGGTGCATCCAAAGATGATGGAGGCGTCCAGTGTTTTGGTCTTTCGTTTGTTGACCTTTCGTCTGTCGCGCGTGAGGTTTTGTTTATGTCTTCCATATTAAGCTCCTTCCTTCACGTATTTAGCGTATTCTTCTAGTGGCACCCCTAATTTTTTAGCCATAACAACTTGTGCTTTGGTGAGTCGCACAGTTCTGCGTCCTGAGTTGGTTCTACCAGCAGGGGCAACAGTTTGGACGATTTTTTTCTGTGGTTGCTCCTGTAAATCAGTAAATTTATGAGGGAATGAATCCTTCATTAATTTATTTATTTCAGTATAATACTCATCACTTTCAGTGTCAAACCCTTGACTTACTAAATCTTCGTGAATTGTATATGCAGCATTAGTCATAATTTTATCGTTACCAAACCAAGTATTATTTTCTGCCCATTTTTGAGCTTTTCTTGATGGTTCAGGCGGTAAATTATTAGCTATTTGCTGATCTACGTTTGTTGATTTTTCTTCAAGTTTTTACGTCTGAAGAGCCCTCTCAGCATTTGTAAGTTTAGCACGTTCTTTCTGAACAGCTAAAGTTGTCAACTTTTCTTGAGCCTGCATAATAGATTCAGCATCCTGATTTTCTATTGCGGACTTAAGTTGAGTTTTAACAGATGCAGTTTCTGCATCTACTCTTGC